ACAAGAACTAGAAAATACCCACCCAGATTTAAAAAGTTTTAACCAGCTCGTAAACTCTAGGTACCAAGTCTATTCTCAATACTTATGCGGGAGAATACCTAAAGAAACTATAAAAACTAAAAAGGACTAACCTATGACAAACGAACGCATAATTAAAATAATAACACTAAGACAATCAGGCCTTACTATGACTGATATAGCAAAGAGGCTTAACCTCTCACGCCAAAGAGTGTCAAAGATATTAAACACTACAGTTAGATCGGCAGAGCGTAACGTCAGTGAGCAATCAATATATCGGCTGGATATATCAGATAGGACTAAATCAATGCTATGGAATAAGAGAGTTAGAACTGTAGACAAATTAAGACAATCAATGGATAAGGTCAAAAGAACCAAACAAATTGGAGACTTGACTATAGATAGAATAAACAAAGCATTGGTTGATTATGATAATAACGATACCAATGTTGTTTTTGTGTCTTAATCATCACCAGGTACTAGATGATAGAAGCGTAACTACAGAACAAGAAAAAGAGCTATTATTCATTAAACTAAGGAAAAATAGAGATGACGATCGGTTTTATTGGTAATTTTTCAATATCTTATACGACAGAGAATGATCGCAAGTGGTCTTTTGAGAAACTAGGTCATAAGGTTATTACATTTCAAGAAGACAAAACAAAAGCAGAAGATATAATCAACTCACTGGATAACATTGATGTATTATTTTATTCGCACACCCATGGTTGGGATATACCAAAATTAAAAGAAGTATTTGCAGAGTGTAAAAGTAGAAGCATACCCACAGCATCGGTACACCTTGATTTATGGAGAGGTTTAAAAAGATGGCATGATGTTGGAAACGAGTCAACTTGGCACACTGAATACGTTTTCACTCCAGATGGTACTGGTGAATGGCCAGAAGGTGTTAATCACCGATACATGAGACCAGGAGTTAAAGAAAGCTCTTGTTATATTGCACAACCAGACCCAGTAAAATACCCACATGAAATTATATTCGTTGGTTCAGACGGATATCATCCAGAATATCAACAGAGACCTCAATTAATTAACTTCTTAAAACAAACCTATGGTAGCAAATTTGGTTTATATGGTGGCAGTGGCTATCCAACTATTAGAGAACATGAATTAAACGTTTTATACGCTACTGCAAAGATTGCTGTAGGTGATAGTTGTTTTTCACAATCAGATACTCCGATTAAAAAATATTATTCTGATCGTATACCGGAAACCATGGCTAGATCAGCCTTTCTAATCCATCCTAGAAATAAGTTTTTAGAACATTTACCAATAGAATTTTATAATAACCTAGATGATTTGAGAGAAAAAATAGACTACTGGACACAAAAAGAAAACGAGACAGAGAGAAAAAAACGTGCCAGTATAGCTCATGAGTACGCAAAGAAACATGACACTTATACGAAAATCGGAGAAGAAATCCTTAAGATTGTGTTCAATAAACTCAAAAATGCAAAAGTTTAAACCAGTTAACTACATAAAAGACAATTTAAAAGCTTCTCCGGAGCATACTTTTTATCACTAGGTTATAATGGTCAGCACCTAGCAACAGATCACGAAAAGCATTTCTACTTTGAGTATGAAAATTAAAGCGTACTATTTATCACTGCTAAAAGATACTCCAAAGTCTGGATTTTGGGATTATGCCTTTGTAGATATGATGCTAGAAGGACTGGTGGAAAAAGTAGAGGTAGATACAATACCCATTGATGACGTCGCAATTGTTATTATACCGGGCAGAAGCCATGCCGGTAAAGAGACCGCTGTAAATCAAGAAATACAAAAGATTAATAAGTGTGTGTTATTTATAATGGGAGATGAAGAGTCAATATTTGACCTAGATCAAATCAAACATAAAAATATTAAAATATGGGTGCAAAACCCTTCACCAAAATTGGACAGTGAATATAGGCGCATAGGTTGTGGTTATCCTCCTAAGATTAGAGAAATAACAGAGTCACCAGAAAAGACAATTGACTGGTTTTTCTCTGGACAGATGACACATAGTAGACGTTACTATTGCGTCAATCAACTAAGAAAACTTGACAATGGATATATGCTTACTAGTGATCACTTTACAGGTGGATTATCTCAAGATGAATATTATCAAAAAATGCTATCTGCAAAGGTAGTGCCTTGCCCGTCTGGGCCAGTGACACCAGACACGTTCAGGCTTTTTGAAGCACTAGAGCTTGGTTGTGTACCAATAGCAGACAACGAAACTAGGACAAACGATTGGTCTGGGTTCTGGGAGTGGCTTTTTGATGGCCCAGTACCGTTCCCATGTATCAACGATTATGACGATCTGCCAGGCTACATTGATGACTGTGTCAAGCAATATCCAGCTCTTAATAACGAATGCCAATCTTGGTGGCTAAGGAAACAGAGCGATTATAAGCGACAAATAATGAAGGATGCAGACATTCAGCCGGAAAGCATAACCGCCATAGTCACAGTTAGCGTTATACCCTCACATCCACAAACGGATATTCTAGAAGAAACAATCAACAGTATTAGACATCACCTACCAAGCTCTGAAATAATAATAATGTTTGACGGCGTTAGAACAGAGCAAAAAGAACTAGAAGCTAACTACAACGAGCATATACGCAGAGTATTAAATAAATGCCGATTTTGGGGCAACGTACGACCCTATATATGTAAAGAGCATCTTCACCAATCTGGAATGATAAAAAAGATTATTGATGATATACAAACACCTCTTTTGATGTTTATTGAGCAAGATACACCAGTAGTTATAGATGAGAAGATTGATTTTAGTTTTATAGAGAAGTCAATTCTAGACGGACAAAGCAATCTAATTAGATTACACCATGAGGGAGTAATACCAGAAGAACACTTACATTTAATGTTGGGTGCGTTAAACGACAAGCTAATGAAGACAATTCAATGGTCTAGCCGGCCTCACGTAGCGAGTGTCGCATTTTATAGACGCATTATGGACACTTACTTTTCAGCAAATAGTAATTGCTTTACAGAAGATTTACTACATGGCAAGGTACAAGACTCATTCCAAAAAGATGGAATGCTAGGTTGGGAGCAATGGAAGATACATATATACACACCAGATAAAAAGAATATTAAAAGGTCTTATCATCTTGACGGTAGAAATGGTGGTAAAAAATATGAAAAAAATCAAGTATTCTAAATTGAGCAAGCAATTATGGTAAAAATTGGGGTAGTCGTATTCGCTAATAATTCAGGTCTAGGTAATCAATCACGTAGACTAGTTGAGTTAATAAGACCGAGTAGGATATTAGCAATAGACTCATCTGGTTTCTCTCAGAATAAAGATCAGCACTTTGATTGGTATTCAGGATTTTCAGGTTACAAGGTTTCTGGCTTTCCTAACAATTTTGAGGTTAGGAAGTTTGTGCAAGGTTTGACACATGTATTGGTATGTGAAAACCCAATGAACTTTTACCTTTTAGATGCTTGTAAGAGACTCGGAATAAAATTATATATTGCCTCTAATTACGAATTTTGCGATCACCTCAATAAAGAGCTAACATTACCTTATAAGTTTCTCATGCCTTCTTACTGGCATCTTGACACAATGAAGAGCAGGTTTGGGGATAACATAGTGGAATATTTACCACCACCAATTGACCCGGCCGAGTTTGCAACCGCTAGAGAAATAAACATTAAAAGAACAAACACACCTCGCTTTTTACATATAGCCGGCACAATAGCAGTGAATGATCGAAATGGAACGCTTACGTTATTACAGTCTTTGAAAACAGCAAGGAGTAATTTTGAGCTAGTAATCAGGTCACAAAGAGAGCTACCAAGAGATTATATAGTAGATGACAAAAGAGTCAGATACATCATGGAAGATGAACGTGTAGTATCTAAGATGTATGAAGACTATGATGCACTGATTTTGCCTCGTAGGTATGGTGGATTATCCCTAACTACCAATGAAGCTCTTATGTCAGCTATGCCAGTGATTATGACTGATATAAGCCCTAATAATCAACTACTCCCGGAGCAATGGCTAGTTAAGGCAAAAAAGACAGGTGAGTTCACCACTAGGACAGCAATTGATATATACACAGCTAGTAGTTTATCTCTAAGTAAAAAGATTGACTCACTTACAAGAGAGGTGCTAGACACTATGAAACTAGACGCTTTTGAGATTGGTTATAATAACTTTAGTCATTCAGTACTAAGAAATAAATATCAAGCTTTATGGTTACAATAATCCTATTAGTATCAAGAAACTATTATCTACAAAAGGTTTTTTATAATCTTGATAGGTTATATTGTGACCCGGCAGAGACAAATCTGCTATGTTATGTTGACGGTGATCTAAGATTATATCAAGAGACAAGAGACTTTGTCACTGCTAGCAAGTTTCACCAAAAACTATGCGTATATAGAAAAAAAGGTACTCCAAGTGTGGGTAGTGTAAGACGAAGAAGGCAAAGAATAGCAGATATTCACAATGAACTCAAAGAGAATATTAAAGATGCAGATTTTCTGTTTTTAATAGAGGATGACACAATATTCCCCACAAGCACACTTGAGACACTTCTGTTGAATATGTCAAACTATCCGTACGCCGGCATCATATCTGGTGTTGAGATAGGTAGGTGGGGTTACACGATGATCGGGGCGTGGCAAGCTGACGACGTTTATGAACCTCAAAGAATAGTAAGCGTGGCCAATGGATCAGGTATACAAAAAGTAGATGCTACAGGTCTTTACTGTTGCATAGTCAGGAAGTCTGTATATATGGATCATAACTTTGCACCGCTAGATGATGTACTCGGCCCGGATGTTAATTTTGGCCTCAACTTAAGGCGTAAGGGATTAGACAACTATATCAATTATGATATTAAATGCATACATCTAACACAAAAAGAACCGATAACGGTTGAAGGCTCTCAAATTGTGAGGGTAGAAATCAAAAAGATCAATGATAAGTGGATGCAGTCTCGGCTCAACTGACTATCGATAAATATTAGAAGTAATTATAAGAGACTAGGTAATAATATGAGACAACCCGAACGACCAATCAGCGAAGCAGAACAGCAAGCAATTGTTAGTTGTGTTCAAATACTAAAAACTACAGCAGTCTTTGACGCAGATATAGCAAGGTCTCACACTGAACTACTTAGATTTTATCTAGGTATCTTCCCAAATCAAACTAGAGAAATAATATCAATGTTAGCAGGAGATACAAAAGATGACTGATATTTTAGATGAAGTCAAAAGCATACTCTACGATAGACAAGGCACTTACGATAAACCTGAGAATAACTTTACTAGAATAGCTAGTCTGTGGGATGCTTACATAAACGCTAAAGTTGACAAAAAGATCACACCACAAGATGTGGCAATGATGATGATACTAATGAAAATAGCTCGCGAGGTTTACGAACATAAAAGAGACAACACGCTTGACATTCTCGGCTATACAGTTTGCTTAGAACAGATGTATGAAAACACCTGAGGGTACACTATCCAGCGATGAACTAGTAGCAAATATAAATCCAGAGGGGTGGTCATGAAATCAATAGAACAAGTCAAAGGAGAAAACGGTATAGGTAGTGAAGACTTTTTAGGTTGGTTGATGTTCAATCAATTAGTCTTTGAGCTAATTAGACAAGGCACAGACGGTACTCTAAGAGAACATAACTCAGTAGAGCATGGTCTTACTCGCGGGGTCATAGGTGAGGCACACGAAGCCTTGGAAGCCCTACAAGAACTGGAACAGGCAGAACGAGAGACACCAGAGGACTACGAGAGGATTGAGGCGTTAAGACACCACCTAAAAGTAGAAATATCTGACGTACTTATCTTTCTAGGTTCAGTTTTATCTCATGCAGGGATGAGTCTCGAGGAAGTAATTGAAATCGTGGCAGGTAAGATCGAACAGAATAAACAAAAGTATCATCCTGATAACTTTTACGGACATACAGTAGAAGAAGCTTTAATATTCTCAAGGGAGGAGTGGAATAAAAAGCATGAAGCAGATAATCAGGTGCTATAATCTAAAATAATAGTATTTTACATAACACATTATGCCAATCAAAGACGGCGAAGTAAGAAATCCCAATGGATTGGGAGGCTTTAAAGAAAACCCGGAAAATATCAATCGTGGCGGAAGACCAAAAAATGAGCAACGCTTTGGGTATTGGTTACAGTTCTTTAAGGATATGTCTGAGGATGATTTTATAGAGTGGCCGTCAATAACACCAAGAGAAGAAAAATATATCGCTGCAATCAGTGCTTATGAACGAGTCAAAGCTTCTAAGACAGATTTGCCCAATTTTCGAGAGGTGGCGGACAGAACCGAAGGTAGGGCATCTCAAACGCTTATCCATGAGGGAGGTTTTTTAGCAACAGAAAGATTATTAGTTGAAATTGTAGAACCGGATGAAGACGCACAAGATTTTACTGAGCAAAAAACAGAAGCAGACGATTGATATTCTCAATGATCCGCTAGTGGTCGATTTACTTCTGGGAGGCGGAGCTGGCGGTTCAAAAAGCATCACAGTTTGTATATGGATGCTTATGCAGATAAGAGATTATCCCGGCATTAGAATTGGACTAGGCAGAAAAGAGATAACCAAATTAAAACAAACCACAGTCGTTACTCTACTGCGAGAAGCGCATCAGCTCATGGGAGTTACTGCAGGAGAGTTTGTTTATCAGGATCAAAAAGCACTGATCACATACCATAATGGGTCTAGCATCCAGCTTGTAGATATGGTACGCATGCCCTCTGACCCAGATTATGACCGCTTTGGATCGCTTAACCTAACCCATACGGTCATTGAAGAAGCAGGTGAGATTGTCAAAAAAGCCAAGGATGTTTTTACCTCTCGAAAAAATAGATTTATGAATAAGGAGTATGGCATAGTCGGCAAGAGCGTGCAGACGTGCAACCCTTCGCAGAACTTTCTCAAAAATGAATACTACAAACCGTATAAGGAAAAAGGCGGTGGTACTTATCAGCGATGGAAGCATGGCCACGTCATAGTTAATGGCGAGAGACTTGATGCATACAGGGGATTTTTACAATCGTTAGCTAACGACAACCCATTTCTACCGCCAAATTATCTAGAGGTATTAAGAATGTTACCTACTGCGGAAAAAAAAAGATTGTTACTCGGTGATTGGGACTTTGGTGACTCCGACAAGATGTTATTTCCACCTACACTAATTGATAGAGTTATGACCGATGAAATCACGCCGGGCAAGAGGTCTATTGGCGTAGATATAGCAGACGTTGGTAATGACTGTACTATTATCTCAATGGTTGAAAATGGTGTACTAGTTGAACAAGAAAAGATTGAGATTGATAAAACCTTAGCAGTTGGTGATCAAATAGCCGATGCTATTATTAAGTTTGCACAACAGAGAGGATTTAGCAGAGAACAGGCTAATTATATAGCGATTGACTCTGTAGGAGTTGGTGCATCAACTAGGGATTTTCTAAGGACAAGAGGCTGGAATGTGCGAGAGTTTATCGCTGGGTCAAGTAGCAGTAGCAATATGTACCGCAATCTCAGGGGTGAAACCATATATACACTAAGCAGAGCAATGGACAATACTAACTTTAAAATATATAAACATCTAAACGGACTTGATGAACTGCGAGAGGATTTAATGGCTCATGAATACGAAACACAAGAGCGAGTTATACTAGTTAAGCCAAAAAAGAGTATTAAAGAGCAACTAGGAAGATCACCGGACAGAGCAGAGTCTGCATATATTGCATTTTTTGCTTCAAAAGGTGATAATGACCCCAAACATAATAGTAACAGGATTATAATATAATGTTAAACAAACTCAGAAAATCAATAGCTAATCTAATCTCAAAAGATCGTAATTCGAGTAGGTTATCTACTCAATTTTTACGTAACGGAGGTAGACCAATGGACTCATCTTGGTCAAACGTGGTTATATCCGATGAAGATCTATACACTGGCTATAGCTATGCAGCGATACGGAATAGAGCTAATACAGTGGCTAGAATAGCATCAAACAACTTGCGCACCGAGTCTAATGGCGACAACACCTTAGATCATCCGTACTTATCAATACTAGATGCATCACCCTCTTTTACTAATTATCAACTATGGACTACTATTAGCACCTATCTTGACCTAGAAGGTATTTTCTACCTTATGGCAATTCGCAATTTCAATGAAGGTAGATATGGCACTATCCAAGAGTTTAAGCTACTCAACCCTTACAAAATCAAAAGAGTTATTGATAAAAACAGCCTTACAGAAGACGGTTATAACATTGTGGGATATATAGAGAGCAAAGACGGTCTTACTAGAGATATACCAAAAGAGATGATTATAGAAATAAGAGAGCTTAACCCATTTGGCGATGATCCAACCTCTATGACGGATGCGGCTAAAGAAAGTCAGTTCACACTCAAAACAGCAGGTGACTATACAAGAAACGCAATAAAAAATAATATCAATGCGCCGGGGGTCATGTCTACTGATGTGATACTGGGTGATACAGATTTTAAAAACTTTACAGAGAGAGTCAAAAATCATGTCAAAGGCGAGCCGATCTTTGCCAATGGCAAGGGTGCAATATCTTGGGAGTCAATGCAGACAAATCTCAAAGACTCAGGACTAGCAGAAATTAACAGCATGAATAGGGATATGCTTTTATCTACATCCGGAGTATCGAAAACTATTCTTGGCATTGAGGAAAGTGGAACTACAAGAGAAACGGCCAAGGTACAAAAGGACTTATACACAGAGAGCCAGATCATACCCAGAATACAGATGATTATTGATCCGCTCAATCAGGACTTTAGAAACAATTATCCAGATCAATTTAAATCTTTTAGGCCAATGTTAGTCGTTGATAATCCAAGTGCCACAGATCACTTAGCAGATCAAATAGAAATTGATGTTATAGCAAAAAGAGCCGACACCTATGACAAGCTACTAATGGCAGGTTATGACTCTGAAACAGTGGCCAAGTTTATTAGCGGTGAGATTGAAATAGATAAGTTGGGAGAGCCAGTAAGACCCGAAGAGACTATCATTGATGAGCCAATTATAAATAAGGTAGAAGATAAAGTAGAGAACGAGCAACCAACTAAAAGGGGAATGATTGCACAACAACAATCATCACTCCAGAACGCAGTTACTAACATAGATCAGAGAGTGGTTGCTGATGTACTTACTAAAGTAACCGAGAAGTTTAAAAACTCTACTTATGAAGTAGAAGCTGATGTTATTGCTAAAAAGGACAAAGACGAGTCAGTTAATGAGCTAGCGTTAGTGTTAACTGGCTTTTATGGCATTATGTTAATGCTCAAGGGTGGTGAAACCATGAGAACCAGAACAGGTCAATATGCCATGGGTGGAATATTTAATATTGACTCTAAGATTAAAAAGTATATTAAAAAAGTCAGCGACAAGGTGGCACAAAGCCATATTGATACAATCGTTGATGATCTATTACAAACGGTGCGTCAAACCGCACTGACAGAAGGGGCGGGTATTAATGAAATTACAAGAGCAATTAGAAAAAAGTACAATCAAACGATTACAGAGAATAGGGCAAAGACTATCGCAAGAACAGAAACAAACAGGGCATTTACCCGAGCGCAGTATGAAGCCGATGTACAATTTATTAAACAAAACAACCTCGAAAGCCGAGCATTCAAAAAATGGATGACAAGATCAGATAATCCTTGTGCATTCTGCCAACAGCTAGCATCAGAGCCAGCTATACCATTTGTCAAAAACTTTAGAAACTTAGATGACAACATCACTGCTGACGGTAAAGACTTAAAGGTAGGCTTTGAGAGCCTAGAGGCTGGTAACGCACATCCTAACTGCTCTTGCGAATACCAACTTGTTATCGAACCAGCAAAAAATAATCTCGATCTAGAAGAATTAAAAGCAAGGTATGAGGAAATGGATAAAAGAAGCTTAGAAGCCAAACAATTAATAGAGGAGATTAAATCTGAAAGTGCCAAGTTTTTAATTGCAAAACAGGATGTAGAGTTAAAGAAAAAAGAAATGCAAGAATTAACGACTGAGATTGAAAATTTACTCTAAATATGAATAAAAAAATCGTTGAAATTAAAAAAAACCTACTGGCAAAAAAGATTAAAAGCTATCAGGCTATATCAGAGTTAAGAGATTTAGTTAGTGATAATGCCGTCAGTGACAAACTGAATAACAATTTGGTCGTGGAAAAGTTGGATGGTGTAAGTACTGCCATTAAATCTATCAAGACGCCAGATTTTTTACCCGTCATTAAGACCATTCAAAACATTAAACCGATCGAACTGAAAGAGGTCATATCCTTGTTAAAGGAGATACTTAACCGGGAGATAATACAAATCAATCAGCAAGAGCCTATTAAGTGGCCCAAGAATCCAAAGGATGCTATACCCGTCGTTCTTACC